CCGCCAGCTCCCAGCAGACCTGGGACATGAAATACCGCCGGAAGGACCCGGGCGGCGGGGCCGTCGATCGGACGATCGAGGACAGCTGGCGGCGCGTCGCGACGACTCTGGCGGAGGTCGAGACGGACAAGGCGCTGTGGGCCGAGCGCTTCTACGAGGCGATGGCCGACTTCAAGTTCCTGCCGGCCGGCCGCATCCTCGCTGGCGCCGGCACCAAGCGGGCCGCCGTCGAGGCGACCTTGGAACAGCTCGGAACAGAAGAGGCGTTGGCGCTCGGACCGGCCGGCGTCGTCGCGGAAGTCACCGCCATGACCGGGATCAAGCCGACCGAGCGGTACGTCCGCCAGATCATGGACGGCGTCGCGGGCGTCCCGCGCAACGGCCAGGGCCACCCATGACCTGGTGGACACGGGCTGCCTGTCGCGGCAAGGATGCCGACCAATGGTTCCCCGAGAAGGGCGGCGGCACCCGCGCCGCTAAGCGCATCTGCGGGACCTGCCCGGTCCAGGCCGAGTGCCTCGCCGACGCGCTCGAGCGCGACGAGCGGTTCGGTGTCTGGGGTGGCCTGTCCGAACGCGAACGGCGGCGGCTGAAGCGGGTGGCGTCTTGACTCCTGACCCCCCAGGGTGTTACTCTCCGGAGAGTAACGTAACCGAGCAGGGGAGAGGACCATGATCGAGGTCGTCAGCGGCAAGGGCGCGCGGATGTTCACGTCGTTCTGGAACGACGGCCAGGAGGCTGAGGCGCGCGCTGCCGCTCGGCGGCGGGCCGAGGAGAAGGGCGCGACCGTCCGCGTGGAGCGCAACGGCGAACTGCTCGCCATATACCGGCCAACCTGGCGGCGCCGCACGTACCGCTCCGCCCTACTCGGTGCCGTCACCATCCCCGAGGACTGATCCAGTGGCAAGCATTGTCTGGGCGGTCGTCTACGGCAACTACTACTCGGAGTTCCCCCGATGACCCCGACCTGCGCCCGTCCTGGCTGCCCGAACCCGCCCCGGCCGCGCAAGGACAGCCGGGCGCGGCATCCGATCTACTGCTCCAACGCCTGCAAGCAGAGGGCGTGGCGCGAGCGGCATGGGCGGGTGGCGTAGGATGCTCTTAGACCCTTCTTTCCGAAACGCCCATACTGCCGGTTATGTTACCCTTTGAGCTGTTTGTCCTGGTCAGGAGGCTCCCCTAGTGGTCATGAGAATCACGCTTCGCGCCAAGGGCCAGTTGACGCTCCCCGAGGCGATCCGCAAGGCGGCCCAGCTCACCGAGGGCGACCTGCTTTTGGCAGAGGTCACTGAGGACGGTGTGGTGATCCTGCGACCGGCCACAGCAGTAGACCGGTCCCAGGCGTGGTTCTGGCAGGCAGAGCATCAGGCCGGGGAGCAAGAGGCGTCCGGGCAGGCTGCGCGCGGCGAGGGCGAGAGCTCCGCAAGCGGCGAGGAGTTCCTGGCCTCGCTCTGGCGGCCGGCATGACCGACCGGCACGCCCTGGCCGGGTCGTGGCGCTGATGGACGAACTGCGCCTGATGCGTCAGTTGCTGCTGATCGCCCTCGGTTTGGAAGTCGTCGTGCTCGCCGTCGTGCTCGGCTGGCTGGCCGTCAGCTACTGGCGGGACTGGCGCGACGGACGCTGGCTCCGTAGACACTTCCCTACCGTCAAGCAGCGATGACCGACCCGCCCGCCTCGCGTCCCGCGCCGGTTCCCGACTCGCTGGCTGCGGTGCCGACCGTGACGCAGGGCGAGAAGTGCAAACTGCGCCGCAGCCGGCATGCCAAAGAGGCGCCTTATACCAACTACGACCGCTTCATCACCACCTATCGGGTCGACCAGCCGACGCAAGGACGTCTGCTATGACCGACCCGCCCCGCGACCCCGACCGGCTGGCCGAGGTGAAGGCGCGGCGGGCCGAGCTCGACGGCCAGATCGCACCGTGGGCGCGACCCTACCGCGCCGACATCGACTGGCTGGTCGGCGAGGTCGAACGGCTGCGCGGCGAGGTCAACCACCTCGACCGTCTCCGCTGGAGCGAGCACGGCGGCGAGCTCGGGAATGCACCCTGGCAACCGCCGTACCCACAAAGCGAAGCGACCCGCTCCACCCCCCGAGAGGGATAGAGCGGGTCGTCAGCACCCGGCCGGGTCTTCCTCAGATTCCCGCCATCAGCCCGTTATCCGTGCGCGCCCCTGGCGTGATGCTGGGGGTTCGCCAGCGGTGTCTGGGACCTACGATGCAGCGGTACTCTTTCCGATCCGGCCGGGCACGAAGGCTGGAGCCTACACCGACGGGCTGACCGCTACTCTCGCGGCCGCTCGGGTAGGTCGTGGTCGGTGTACCGCTGGCGGGCGAACAGCGTCGGCGCCACCGTCGGCGGCGGTTGGTTGCGGGGAGCCAGCAGTACCGCCAGAGCGGTGACGAGCTGTCCGACGGCGACCAGGCGCGGGTCGGCGTCCAGCGGGATCGAGACGGCTACCACGGCGGCGCCGGCCAGCAACGCAGCCAGCGCCTTCTTGTAGCGGGCGAGTTTCATGGGTCGTCGGCCTCCTTCTCCTGCTGCTCGTGCCAGGCGGTGTTGTGGTCGCCCCAGCCGCAGTAGCGGCACTCCACCTGGAAGATCACCGGGTCGTGGGACTTGATCGCCAGGTTCTCCACGGCGGTGGCGGCGACCGCGAACATGCTCATGGCGTTGTCTCCTTGGCGTCGAGGTGATCGAGAGCGACCCGGGCGAGCCGCCGGGTGTAGGGGGCGAAGTGGGCGACCTCTTCCGGCCGGGCGCCGCGCCCTTCCTCGCGGGCCTTCAGGTAGATACGGAGCAGTCGGTGGACGCTCGAGTGTTGGGTCGGGCACAGCGGCACGGTGTTCGACGAGGCATACGGCCCATGGAACGGCGCGCCGGTCGGGACGATGTGATGGATCTCCTCCTCGGCCGGCATCGGGACGTGGCGGCGGACGCAGACGCAGCGGGGCCCGTCGGCGCCGACCGGGAGGGCGGCGACCTGGATGCCGGGCGGATGGGCCAGGGTCACGAGTGGATGCTGTCGCCGACCTGACCGAGCAGGGTGGCGACGTGTTCGTGGGTGCGGTGCTCGTCGCAGAGGAAGTACAGCGCCAACATGCTGGCCGGGTCGACCTGGGCGATGTGGTCGGTGAAGGCATCGCAGCCTTCCCATTCGCATCGGTGGAGCACATCCCGGTCGCCACGGCCGTCGAGGAACACGCGGTTGTCAAGCAGCCAGCGGGTGTAGCAGTCGCGCGCCTCCTCTCGGGTGTCATGCGGCTCGTCGAGGTGGTCGCGGCAGTAGCCGAGCGCCCACACCTCGCCCTCGTTCATGCGGGTGTAGTGCCAGCCGCTCTTGTCGGCCAGCTCCCGCGGCTGGTCGTAGTTCATGCCGGAGGCTCCTCGGCGGCGGCGAGCTGGACGGTGCCGACCATGGTGGGATGCCCGGCGATCTCCAGATGGGCGGCGACCAGCGGCGCCAGCGCCTCCGCGAGCGCGGTGAGCTGGTCGGGGGTGAGGGTGACCGGCGACCCTTCCTCCAGGAGCTTGGCGACGTTGCGGTCGATCTTCGGGATGCCGCCCGCAAAGGCGCCCAACGACTCTCCCATCGTCAGCGGCTTGTTGGCGGGGTCGCTGGAGAGGTTCGCGGGCCGCTCCCCGCGGAACCGGTCGAGCTCTTGGGCGACGATGGAGCGGATGGCGTCCTTGTCGTTCTGGTCGAGTGGCATATCGGTCTCCTGTCCCCATGTCTGGACCCGCTGGTCGACCTGGGTGCGGAAGCGGGCCATGTCTGGATACGGTGCCGGGAAGGGGCTCCCAAACGCCGGGTCGATCTTGCGACCGTCGGGTCGGGCGATCTCCTTATGCGCCACCACCCGGCCGGCGGGCCAGCCGTGATGGACGCGGATCGCCGCGCAGAGCGTCAGGTAGGCGTCATAGTTCGGGAAGGCATCCACCCCGGTGTTGCCGGTGGGGATCGGCCCGGTCGCCTCGATCCCCCACGCCTGCGCGCTGGAGATGGTGGCGACGCCAGCGTGATTGGCGGTTCCCGAGGCGATCAGGACCACGGTCCCGTCGGCGTGCAGCGCGAGGTTGCACAGCGGCCCGGGGACGCCGGGGCGGCCCTCGATCAGCAGCCGGTCGACGTCGACGGGGGCGGCGGTGTGATGGACAACCACGTATTCGGGGCGGAGCACCGCCCAGTCGCGCCCACGGGTCGTCCAGCCGCCGGCCTCCACCACACGCAGGCCGGCCTGCTGGCAGAGCCGGCCGATGGCGCGCAGGTGGGCGACGTTCTCCACGCTACCTGTCACCTCTCCCCCCGGACGACTTCGACCACCTTGGGGCCTCGCTCATGGCGGCGGCGGATGCGCTCGACCTTGCGACGGATGCCGCGCCGCGTGAGCGCCCACGGCCAGCAGTTCGCCAGTTCGGTCAGGCCCCAGCCGAGATGCTCGGCGCGGTATCCGAGGATGCGGCCCTTGACGATGTCCGCACGGAAACTGGTGTCGATGCAGTCCATCCAGGGCGCCGGCGGCGCTTGCTCGGCCTCCCACTCCCGAACCGCTTGCTGTTCGGCTCTGGCGATGATCTGCTCGATCGGCTCCATCAGCCGCCCTCCGTGCCGTGCAGCGTCCAGGTCGGCCACGGCCAGTCGGGTTGTGCGGCGTGGTCGCCGATGGCCTGGGCGTACAGGTCACCGACGGTTACCTCGTCGCGGGCCAGCTCCTCACCGCTGGCGGGTTCGAGCGGCGGGGTGGCGGGGTCGAGCGGGTCGGGGTCGGGCATCGTCACCTCGGTAGGCAGGGCTTCGGCGAAGTGGTCGGCCGGGGGTGGCTGGCCGATGGTGGGGTGGTGCAGGGTCGGCTGGTCGTCGGCGCCACCGTGGTCGTCACGCTGCCGGTGGTGGGTGGCGCGGTCGGTGCCGGCACCACGACGATCACGGCCTGTCCCGGTGGCCCCCGCTGTCCCGGCGGTCCCGATGGCCCGGACGGCCCCGGCGTTCCCCCCGACGCCGGGGCCGTCGTCGGGGTTGTGACGGTCGTGGTGGCCGCCGACGACGGCGTCATGGTGGGGGCGGTCAGCGTCGTCGGCGCCAGCCCGTCGAGGTTGGGGCCGTACCGTTCCGCCATGACGGTGCCGGCCATGATGCTGCCGGCGAGCAGGATCGCGCTGCCGCCGAGGATGACTTCGCGGACGCCGACGCCGGTATACCAGCGCCGGGCGACGTGACGACCGGCCCGCTGCATCATGGTGACCCCTGGAACGCCACGTACAGGGCGGTCAGCACGCCGAGCCCGGTCATCACGGTCGTGACCGCCCAGCGCAGCAGCCCCGCACGCCGGTCGGCGTCGCGGCGGTGCTCGATCTTGTGGGTGTCGTGTTCGGCCTCGTGCTTGGCGGCGTGGGTGTTGAACTTGTGGTCGACCTTGGCTTCGAGCTTCTCGATCTCAGCGAGGATCTCCCGGCGGCTGGCCTCCACCAAGGAGATCACCTCCCTGATGGTGGCGCGGCCGCCGTCGTCGTCGAGGAGTTGTCCCGTCACGAGATCGGCTCCGGTTCGACCAGGAGCCGCCGGTTGATCCAGTGGCCCGTCCCGGAGGTGACCTTGTACTTGGCGGTGAAGGTGTGCGAGCCCGTCGAGGTCGCCGTGTAGGGCATGAAGTTCATGGTCGTCGAGCCGGAGTTGGTGCTGCCGGTTGATCCCTTGGCCGAAGCAGAGTCGGCCGCGGCGGTCGTGCCGCTCGCCCCGGTGATCTCGATGCCCATGAAGGTCCGCAGGTCGGCGGTGGTGTTGTAGGCGTCCGCGGTCCAGTACACCTTCGCCGACTGGCCCGCCACCAGCGTGATCGAGACTGACGGGCCGGTCGTGGCGAGGTTGGTGTAGCTGGTGGAGGCGGTCGATTCGTCGGTGGGGACCGAGTCGAACTGGGCGAGGCCGGCGATGTGGCTGGCCCGGACCTTCTCACCTGCGGCCGGCATTGGGGGGCTCCGTTAGATCGCGTAGACGACGGGATGGGCTAGCTCGACGGTCGCACCCGAGCTGTGGGTCTTGACGACGCCGTTGACCGACCTGGTGACGGTGAAGACCTGCGGACTGGACGCCCCGGTCACGGCCGTGACCGTCATCTGTTCGCCGCCGATCGTGATGTCGAAGTCGCCGTCGGCGTGGGACCACAGCGGCCCCGACGGCGTCGCCACGTCGACATCGGTTTCGGTGGTGGTGAGGGCCTCGTTGAGCGTCGACCCGTCCGAGGTGTACCGGGAGTCGGTCGCCGCCCATTCCTCGTAGATGCCGACCTGTCCCCATGGGGTCTCGGGGGAGCAGTTGAGGTCGATCCGGTGGGTGAAGTTCCCCATCGTCTCGACAAAGCCCTCCACGAGCTGGGTGATGTCGTCGGGGGGCAGCCACGCCGGCGGGTCGGCGACGACGACCCGGTCGCCGCAGTCGAGGTCCTCCACAGCCCGGTACAGGGCTGCGTCGGCGGTGAACACGCCACGCGCCAGGTTCAGGTTCAGCACCGGGAAGCGGGCTTCGTCGACCGTGCCGAGGTGCAGCCGCCATCCCGCATGGTCACCCAGGACGCCGTCGGTGCTCAGGTTGAGGGTGATCTCTTCGTCGTAGCGGCCGACCCCGGCCGGCGGGTCCTGCACCGAGAGCGCCCCGGACTCCAGGACCGCCCGCGCCGATGATCCGCTCTGGCGGGTGACGGTGATGTCGTTGCGGACGTGGCGGTCGTCGTCGGTCGGCTCGATCCCGGACAGCTCCGCGGCGTCGTAGTCCAGCTCCAGGTAGGCGGTCTGGTTGTACATGCTCTCGCGGGTGCGGTAGGCCAACCCGAACAGGTCGCGTGGCTCATAGAGGATGCCGCCGTCGGCGGCCTCCGCCTCCCGCAGCAGCTCCACCAGCTCCCCGGGAAGCTGCGCCCCCATCGCCGCGCTTTGGTCCAGGTCCCCAACCCCCCGGAAGGTGACGCCCTCCTCGCTGCACAGCCGCTGGACGCGGCGGCCGGCGGTCTCCCCGTTGTAGGCGTTCAGCTCCTCGGCCAACCCGAACAGGTCGCGGATGTCGGAGTGGACGCTGATGTGGCCGATAGCGATGTCGGTGTGCTCGCCGCCAGGGTTCATCACGACCTGGGTGCATCGGGAGATCGTCTGGGAGGTGACCGTGCCGCTGGTGCCACCGATCGCGCTGGCGCCGACCTCCAACGTCTCCAACGCCCAGTCGACGTCGGAGCCGTCCTGGTGGAGCTCCAGGTCGACGCGGAGCAGCTTGCCGTTGACACCGAAGTTGATGGAGCTGTTGAGCACCTCGGAGCCGCCCGAGTCGATAGCGACGATCCGTAGGTTCCCCGTGCCGGCCGAGTCGTATCGGATGCTCCACCGTGCGACCGTGCCGGTGGTGTTGACGTTGATGATGCCTTCCTCGTCGAGCGCGCCGCCGTCGGGGACCTGCATGAGAAAGAACACCTGGACGTCGCCGGTGGCGGGATAGACGGGGACCACCCCGGACCATTGCGACCCGTTGAAGGTCGGCAGCGGCGCCGAGCACTTGAAGCCGGTGTGGCTGGCCAGGTCGGGGGTGCCGACCGCCAGCACCATCGGCGGACCCCCGAGCGCGGAGGCGATCTCGGTGGCGTCGGGGCCGTCCTCGCATGGCCAGTAGGCGACCGGGGGTGTGGCCAGTCGGGTGTAGCCGCGGTACAGCGTCGATTTCAGCGCCGAGGCGCCTTGGGTGAGCCGCCGGATGATCCCCGACGCCTCGACCGGAACCCAGACGTCGGTGCCGGTGATGTCCCACCGTTGCGGCCATTCGCTGACCTCGCCGCTGAAGCGGATGTCGGGTCGGACGATGGAGGCGTCGGCCAGCAGCGTCCAGACGTTGCTGGAGCCGTCGGTGAACGGCCCGGGCCCGGGCTCCTCGACCGAGAGGTCAACGTCGGCGCGGAGGGTGCCGGCGATGCCCTGGTAGACCTCGAACCCGTAGATGCGGCCAACAAGGTCGGTGGCGACCAGGATGGTGGAGTTCGCCAGCCCGATCCCGACCGCAGCGGTCGAGTCGAAGATGCTGGTGACGCCGCCGGTGGAGACGGTGGCGCCGAGCTGGGTCCAGGAGCCGTCGATTGTGGTGGCGGTGTAGAACTTGACTTCGTTGGTGGTGCCGCCGACGTTCACGTCCAGGGTGGCCCGCACCGCCAGCCGTCCCGACGCCGGCGGCGTGATCGCCGCGGTGGAGGTCTTGGTGATCGTGGCCGACCCATCCGCCGACCACAACAGCGACAGGGTGTTGTCGTCGTTGAGGGCCAGCATCCAGGACCGCTGGTTGCCGGTCGAGTTGTACTTGTTGCACAGCCCGGCGTCGGTGCCCCAGGCGTCGGGGCGGATGTCGATGCGGATGTCGATGTCGCCGGTGATCGACAGGTTGGCGGAGTCCGGTGTGGTGGCTCCGGACGGTTCGGCGCCGAGCAGCAGGTAGCCCGAAGGGGCGGGGCTCTTGCGGACCCGCATGCGGGTGTTGCGGCCGATCTGGCCGTAGTAGATGCCGGTCGGGTTGCGGGGGGAGAGGTTGCCGGAGCGGTTGTTGGCGGTGAACGTGCAGACCGAGCGGTCGACCGCGGCGCCTTCCTCGGTGCGGCCACGGGTGATCGTGAGGGGCTCAGCTTGGCCGTCACGGGTCATCACATAGGGGCTGGTGATGTCGGTCCAGCCGGCGTCGAGGTCGAGTTCGACCGTGAGGTCCAGTGGGGTCGCGGGGAAGGTCACGACCCCAGGACCACCTGGACGCTGTTGGGGTTGCCGCCGGCGCGGCTGCGGATCGACTTGCGGAGGAGCTCGACGAGGAGGTCATCGAGGCGGCTGCCGCCGGAGCGAACCTCGATGACGACCTGTTGCGGCCCGCCGCCGGCGCCGGCCAGGGCGGCGCGGGTCTGCCCCGCCGGCGTCACCCGCGACCCGAACGGAAGGTCCACCATCTCGGGGCCGCGCTCCCCCACCATGACGGAACGGCCACCGGAGATACCGCCGGTCTGCATCCCTTGGGCGCCGACGATGCCGCCGTGGGCCTGGAACAGCCCACCGATCATGGGGATGCTTTGGACGAAGTTCCTTGTGACGCTGGTAAACGTGGTGGTGATGGTGCGGGGGATGCGCCTGAGCCAGTTGATGACGCTCCTGATCGGGCCGAGGTTGGCGAAGAACCGGTAGATCGTCCGCCACAGCCGCGGGATGGCCCTGGTCAGGCGGGTGATGCGGAGGATGGTGGCAATCGCATTGCCGGGCTGGAACAGGAATTGCAGAACCCTTTTGACGGGAATCCTGCGGACGGCGCCGACCAGGCGGCCGACCCAGCCAACCGCGGTCATGATCTGACCGACGAACCCAACGATCTCCTCGATGGCGTTCTCCGCGAAGAACTTGACAATTGGCAGCAGGTCAAGGAAAAGCTGTCGCATTTCCTTGAGGCCCTTCTCGTTCTCCTTGTATTTCCGGATGAGCTGGTCAAACCCGTCGATGATTTTCTGGAGGGTCGTGTTGGCGAACTCCTCCAGGACCGGGGCCAGCTCCTCCTTGAACCAGGTCCCCCACTCTTTGAGGATCGGGAACAGGTCGTTCTCGATCTTCTGCCACAGCTCGCCGACCTTGGCGCGGAACAGCTCACTGTTGTTGTAGGCCAGGAAGAACGCGGCCGCGACGCCGGCGATGGCGAGGCTGACCACGGCGAGGGCGACGCCGACCGGGCCGAGCATGGCCACCATCCTGGCCCAGCTAATGGCTTCCACTGCGGCACCGACGCCTTTGAGTGCTATGGCGATTGCCGTAGCGCTTGCAGCGATACGGAAGAAGTCGTCTACGTGGGTGACCATGAACTCAAAGAACTTGCGAATCTTGTCGATGTTCGCGCTTTTTTCGGTCCATTCCCGGAACGACCGAGTTATCCGCTCCAGGTTTTCGGCGAAGCGGGAACTCGGGCCGACACCGGCGGCGAAGATGTTGAACAGGCCGATGATGACGTTGTTGAAGATGCGACCCCACCGGTTGAGCTCCTCAGCAGCGTCGGCGAGGAACCGCTGGAGCTCGCCGGTCTCATATTTCAGGTTGAGGAAGTCGCGCCACCGTTCGGCGATGATGCCGATTCGGCGGGCGAAGTCCTCGAAGATCGGGCCGGCAGCCGCACCGAGGGTGACAACCATGTCGACAGCGGCGTCCAGGGCGCTTGTCCAGCTCCGGGTGCCCTTGGCCGAGCTGTCCAGGAGCTTGTTGAGCTTGGCGACGAAGCCGCTGTCGCCCAGCAGCGTGCCAACCTCGCCGAGGGCGTCGCCGATGGCTCGGGCGATCCGCTGGATGTACCGCTCGAACATCGGGCCGTTGCGGACGACGCCCTCCAAGAGCGCGTTGAGTCCTGGCTTGGCTGCTTCCCTGGCGAGGTTACGGATGCTGCCGGCCATATCGTTGAGGGCTTTGAGTGTCTGACCTTTGATGTCCTTGCTGAGGTCGCCGAGCATCAGCCGCGTCACACCGATGACGGACCCCAGGGACAGCAGGGCGGGGACCAGGCCGGCGCCGACCACGGCCGTGGCCTTGCCCAGCGAGGGGATGAGGCCGAGGATGGCGGCCAGGATGCCGCCCCGCAGGGAGGGCCCTCGCAGCGCACCCAGGGCAGAGCTGACGGCGTCGATGGGTGCCATGAACAGCCGAGTCATGCGACGCCAGCGGCGATGCGCGCTCATCCCGAAGGCGGTGGCGAAGCGGTCACCGGCCCGGCCACCTACGCGCTCGGCGGCGCGGCGGAAGCTGGGCTCGTCGAGGCGGCCGTGGACCTCCACGTACCCGTCCGCGATCTTGTACGCCACCGCTCACCCCCGCTTCTTGTAGAGGGCGCGCCGCATGAAGGCGTACTCGCGGTTGCCGGGATGGTTGACGCGGGCGACCGGGTGGGCGAGGTCGGGCCACCACAGCGCCTGCTTGGTGTTGGGGTAGATCGGATGCGCGCGGGTGCCGTACTCCAGGAAGTGCCAGTGGTCGGTGCCGACGTAGACGCGGGTGCCTTCCTGCCGCACCGAGGCGAGCATGGCGCCGGTGTCGACGAGGCCGTCGGCGACGATGTTGGCGCGGACATCGTCCAGCACGTCACCGGCGATCTTGCGTTGGAACCGCAGCAGGTGAGGGCGAACCTTCGCCTGCCACCCCGGCACCATCACCACCCGCATCTAGGACCTCCATTCCGAGCTGGAGGTCGGCGAGGTCCTGCGGCTCCTCCTCGTCCTCCACGTCCTCGCCATCGAGGTCAGGCGAGCCGTCGCCGTCGGCCTGCGCTTCGGCCAGGACGCGCATGGCGCCGGGGTAAGCCAGGGTTCGCTCGGCCAGCGCCACGAACCGCTCCGCGTCCAGGTCACCGAACCGTCCGTCGGCGATGCCGTCGATGCGGTAGAAGACGCGGAAGTCGGCGTCGAGATCGTCGAGGTGGTCGACAATCCAGGCTACCTCCGACGTCCGCGTCTGGAGTTTCCCAGTGACCGCTTCATCTGGGCCATCAGCTTGCGCTCGATGATGTCCATGAGCTGATCCATCTGCTCGTCGGTGACCGCCTCGCACTCGGCCAGCGCCTCCATCGCATCGGCGCCGAGAACCTCCCGCATCGCCGCCGCCAGCGCGAACTCCTGGCCCTTGTCGTAGGTGTCCTGGAGGTACTGCACGACGATGTTGGGGCGGATGCGCTTGGGGATCGTGTACTCGGTCTCGTCGATGAAGAACAGCGGCTCCCGCTCCTCGTCGATGACCTCGGCCGTGGAGATCTTGACGGGCTCGTAGCCCTGCCCGGCGGTCACCGGTAGCCCCTGGCCGGCGTCTTGAACAGGGCGTTGGTGCCGGCGCCGGCAACCCAGGCGCCTCCCAGGGCGTACACCTCGATCAGCAGCGTGTTCGGGCCGGGGATCAGCAGCGCGTACACCAAGCCGCTGACCAGGCCGCCGACGAGGCCGACTCCGGTGGCGGCGATGACCGCGAGCGCGCGCATCATGGGCTCCAGGTCGGCACGGTCCCGTCGGCGAGCACCCCAGGCGCCGACCACGTCAGGGAGCCGTCGGCGGCGCGGGTGAGCGCGTAGTCGGTGTAGAGCAGCTCGCCGGCGAGGGTCTGCCCGGAGACGGTGATGGTGGTCGTCCGGTTGACGCTGGTGGACGGCACGGTGCGGAAGACCTCGTGGGCCTGGTTGGTGGCGTCGTTGAAGACGCCGTTCAACGTGATGCTGAAATCCGCCAGCAGCAGCAGCCGCTCCATCGCGGACTTGTCGATCCCGGTGACGTCCTGGACGCCGCGGGGGGTGGCGAACTCGAAGTTCGTCACGTCGTTGCGGATGTCGTCGGGGTCGCCGGTGGCGTCGTCCACCATCAGCGAGCTCCACCCCAATCCGGTCTCTTTTGGCACGTCAGCCCCTTTCTAGGCGGTCGGCGAGTTGCTGCTGGTGGTCGGCGAAGTCCTCGACCCAGTCGGCGGGTCGGGTGTGCTCACGGTAGAGCCCCTGGTGGCCGCGCCAGTCGCCACCGCGGCGGAGGTAGCGGACCGGGCGCGTCTTGTGGTCGGCGAAGCACCGCTGCCCGGCGTCGAACCGGAACACCGTCAGCCCGGAGCCGGTGCGCAGCTCGGTGAAGGTCCGGCCCGACCGCTGGCGGATGAAGGCGGCCTGCCGGCGGCCAAGGTCGGTGGCCTCGTCCACCAGGGTGTCCCACCCGTGCCGGAACGCGCCGCAGCCGACCGTCTCGCACGCGGCGACAACCTCGATGTCGGGGGGGGCGGCGAGCTGGTAGGTCTGCATCGCCGCCACCGGCAGGG